TAGTTTGAGCGATAGCGAAAACTTATATCTACGAAGTAGATATACTAAATATATACATGAAATTAAATGATATATTGACAGAATCACAACTTGATGAGTTTATTCCTTTAACTAAACAAGGAAGAATGATTCGACGTGCTGAAAAAGCAGGTAAAGCTGATATGAAAGCATCTGTTGATAAATTGATACAGAACTTTGCAGCACATCTTGGTACACAGGGACAAAAATTTAAAACAGCAACAACTGATAATGTAATAGATTATCTTAAATCAAGAAATATTGACGTAAGTGATATTGATACTAATGCTCCTATGACACCTGCACGTATAAAAAAGATATTTCAAGCTAAAGTTCAACAAAAAATGCTAGGAAAAAAAGCAGCCCCGCAAGCTGCTCCTGCGGCTAGTGCACCTAAACAGACAGCAGTTAGTCCAAGTAGTAATTATGTTAGTACTAAGGATGCTGCTTTAAAATTAAATTCAAAAGAAAAACGTAGATTGATTACTCAACTACAGAAATCTGTTGATAAAACAGCAAGACCTAGAAAACAACCCACTATTGTTGATAAAAACTTTGATAAAAGCCAACGTTTAAGCAAGTTCGGAAAGGTTGGCAAATAGTTAAAAGAAAGGCAATCCGCTTTCTTTAGTAACTTTCATATTATCTTTGACTATTTTACCTATCATTTCTCTATCTTTATAAGACATTGCAAACCCTTCATCTAGTGAAATACTTCCTCTCATATACCATATGAGTTTTAGTATTTCATTACGTAGTTCAAGACCTTCATTTTCTATTTCTTTAGAATAGGCTAAAAGGTCAGCCAGAGACATTGGCATAATCTTTATGCGAAAAAACTTGATTGATCAAATGAAATAGGTGTTTCAAATTCTTTAGGAGCGCCTTGTTCGATTTCTTCTGCTGTGCATTTAATTTTCAAAGGCTCAATTTGAAACTTTTCTCTTTGCATATCAAAGTGTTTCTTTAATGAGTTAAACACATTTTTATCTGCATTTTCGATAAATTCCTTGATATGATTCTGATTTGTAACTAACACATCGTCAATTTTAATACTAGTAACACTAAGTGCCATAGCATCAATAGTTAAAGTTGTTAATTTTTTAAAACTACTAGCAAATTTAGATAATTTTTCTTCGTCACTTATATCATCATTATTAACTACTGCAAATATTCTTTGCTCTTCGAATGTTTTTAGACTAGTTTTTGTAAACTCTTGATAACTGAGTGGTCTAACTGTACAATGTATATTGTCTATTTGACACTCTTCATCAAATGAAACACTTAATAACTTGTTTAGTATCAATCTTAGATCAATTCTATAATCTTTTGTAATTTCAGTGTTAGGAATACGTATAGGTATATCTAAATCTTCTCCGTAAGTTGCAATTCTAATACCTATTAAAGCTGCATCTAAGTCTATACTAGGCATAAGCCATGGATTAACGATAGATGGAATACAACTTTTTATTACATCTACTGTAGCTTGTCCGTTAAGAAGCGAATCAGGCGTTTTAATAGCAAGTTCGTCTGCCGCGGTCATAGGAAGTACAGGAAGTTCTCCTGTCTCAGGTATATTTAAACTACCTTCTGGGTAAAATCTACCGTTACTAGGTAGTGTAATGTATACTTTAGGTTGTCTAAAGTACTTTTGTAAAGGATTAGGTGCTTCTGGTGGTACAAAAGTCGACGGATCGAACTCTGCCATGGTTTTCTCCATATAAATACAATGTGTAGTATATATCTATATTTATTAAGTGCGCAGTTTATAGGAATAAAGCTTGGCTGAAGAAGTAGAAATTACCAATTATGGTAAAGGTGGAGTTGCAAGTGAGGAAACTTTGTCCGCACTCTTGCGATCAATGGAAAAATTAGCAAAGAAAGAAGGATTTGATCCTAAAGATGTTGCTAAAAAGACAAAAGATCTTTCAAATGCAATGAAAGGTGGAATAGAAATTGTCACTAAGAACAGAGATGCACTTGAAAAACACACAGATGCTGTTGAAGCAAGTGCTAGTGCCCTTTCTAAAACATTTGGATTTATAGGATTTGCAGCAGGATCAGTTGCAAATAGATTAACAGCATTTGCTACAGAAATTGCTGTTGGAGGAACAACATTAACTGGATTTGCGAAAGAACTTCCTTTAGTAGGGACACTACTAACTCCATTGACCCAGGTTATCGACGATAATGTCGAGATTTATAGAGAATTTAGTACAATCGGCGGAACTGCTGGTAAAAGTTTATATGATTTTAGTAAAATGGCTGCTGAAGCAAATATGCCTATGAATGATTTTAGACAACTAGTGATGGAAAATTCAGAAAGTATGAAACTATTTGGGTCTACAACTACAGAAGGTATGAGAAATCTTTCTGCATTGTCTAACGAGTTTAGAAAAGGCCCAGGAGAAGCACTGTTTCAGTTAGGCTTTACAAGTACAGAATTAAATGAAACACTTGTTGATCTAGCTGAATTGAATAGTAACATGTTTACTATGGGCAGAATACGAGATAAGATTACAGCAAAGTCAGCAGCTGATTTATCTAATACATTATTTGACTTATCAGCTATTACTGGTAAACGTAGAGATCAGCTCAAAGATGAAATGAAGCAAGCAGCAAGTGATTACCGTGCAAGAGTTGCAATGGCATCAATGGATAAAGATCAAAGAGAAAGATTTCGAGCTAATATGACAATTGGTGGCTCAGCAATGCAAGACGCATTACTTGATATGGCTGATGGTATACCTCAAAGTAATTTAGCACAGCGATTAACTGCAATGAGTAGTGTATTTAGAGAAAAATCACGAGATATTGAAAATATGGATCCTCGTGAGATGAATAATTTTGTTGTTGATGTTAGAACACAATTAGAGGAATTTGCCGCAGCTAATGAAACTACTATCCAAGCTCTTGCTGAAAGTGATGCTGGCATTAGAGGCATGTTAGATTTTACAGAACAATCAAAAGATTTAAATAAATTATCGAAAGAAGAATATGCAGCGCAACTAAAAGAAAAAGCAGCAATGCAATCTAGAGAAGATTCGATACTCGAATTTCAAGAAGCACTTAACACATTAAGAACTAAGTTAATGGATGCATTGATTGATTCTAAAATCTTAGAAACTGTACAAAAAACTTTTGAAACAATTGGTAAATTCTTTGGTCCGGAGTCAACAATATTTACAAATCTTTTCACTGGATTAGATAATTTAACTCCGTCAGTAACACAAACAATGGAAAGCTTTCAAGCATTTCTTGAAGCATTTGCAGCAGATCCAAAACAAGCAATTAACGATGCATTGTCAGGAATAGGCAAAAGCCTAGGGGATACTATAAAAGATATTTTCTTAGGTGCAAAAGTAGATGTTGATCCTAGAGATCTTGAAGTTGATATGCAACGCCAAGGTGGACTCTTAGATGGTATGCTAAAATCTCTTGCACCTTTAGGTTCAACAATAATGACATCTATTACTGAGGGCATAGAAAATATATGGAAAGATTTAACCCTTATAGAAAAAGTTGGAGTAGCAGCAGCAGGATTATTTGCTGTTGGCGGAGTTATTGCATCTCCGTTGATAGCTGGTATAACAGGTTTATTTGCAGCTAAAACAGTTACAGATGCAATGTTAAACGGTGCAAAATCACTATTCGGCTTAGATTCAGACATAGGCATTGACAGTAAAGGTAAAGATAACTCAAAAAAACCTAAATCAATACTAGGTAACATAACAAAGCACTTAGACGACTTTGCTAAAGTTACAAAAAAATTGCCATTTGTTGGAGCTGTTATTACTGCCGGAATAGGTTATTTTGATCAAGACTATAAGGATGCTGGCTACGGCGGCCTTGATAGAATGGGATTAAAGTTAGCCGAAGGAACTTTAGAATTGTTTGACCTAGCACAAAATTGGACAGGTGCTGGTTTGAATTATGCATTTGGATCCGAGTTTAGAACAGATTATGACTTAGCTGGTGCTTTTAAAGATGCAGCAACATCAGATACATGGCTTAGATCAATTCTTACATTTGGCAAACCTTACGAAAATACAAACACACCTCCTCCTACAGCAGAAGATCTAGCAATTGCTGATGCAACTTCGATAGGAATAACTCCTTCAATTGTACCTCCATCGTTACCGACACTACCTAAGGAACCAATGCGTGAAGACTTTGATAGCTGGTTGCTGAAAGAACGTAAAGAAGAACAAAATTACAAAGAAGCTATGAAAAACTATAATGAAGAGGTTACGAAAATCATAGCTGAGTTTCAAACTAGTCTAGCAGAATACAATGCAAAATTAGCAGAAAACAATCAGGCTAGTAGTCCAAACGTGCAACAAGACTTAAATACTGCAATGAAACAGATTGCAGAAATAGCAGCAAGACAAGAAAAGTATTTGAATAAAATAGCAAAGAACACAGGCGGTACTCCTTCAGATGTATCAAGTGCACCTACAAATTTAAAATAAAAAGGATTTTGTAAACCATGAGTTGGAAAAAATATTTTACACCTGTTGCTACTAGCAACAATCCAAGCGGAAGTTTTTCTCCCTTCTCAACCACTGGCGGTAGTAACAGTATGCCAGGTCCTGCTAGATCAAACTATTCAAGCTATCTGCCTGATGTATATGTTGGTACACCTAATCGTGTTGAACGTTATGGACAGTATAACACAATGGATCAAGATTCAGAAGTTAATGCTGCACTTGATATTCTAGCAGAGTTTTGTACACAACTTAATGAACAAAACAATACACACTTCAAGATCGACTTTAAACAAAAAGCAACTAATTCAGAAGTAACAATTATCTCACAATATCTACAACAGTGGAGTAAAATACAAAACTTTGAAACACGTATGTTTAGAATATTTAGAAATGCATTTAAATATGGTGATCAATTCTTTGTGCGTGATCCAGAAACACAAAAGTGGTTTCATGTTGATACAGGCAATGTAACAAAAATTATTGTAAACGAATCAGAAGGCAAGCTACCAGAGCAGTATGTAATCAAAGACTTTAATGTAAATTTTAAAGATATGGTTGCTACAACACCGTTTGATACAACAGGTACTGGACCAACAGGTGCAGGATATCCTAGTGCAGGTACAACTAACATGACAGGCAAAGGTCCTATACCTACTGGCAATCGTTGGCAAAATGAAGAAAACGAAACTTGTATCGATGCAAAGCATATAGTACATCTAAGTTTGTCTGAAGGCTTAGATAAAAATTATCCATTTGGTAATTCATTATTAGAAACTGTATTCAAAGTATACAAACAAAAAGAATTATTAGAAGACGCAATTATTATTTACAGAGTACAACGTGCACCAGAGCGCAGAGTATTTTATGTAGATGTGGGCAACCTGCCAAGCCACTTGGCAATGCAATTTGTCGAAAGAGTAAAGACAGAAATACATCAAAGACGTATTCCATCACAAACAGGCGGCGGGCAAAATGTTATAGACAGTAGTTATAACCCGTTGTCAATAAACGAAGATTATTTCTTTCCACAAACAGCAGAGGGAAGAGGATCTAAAGTTGAAACACTTCCAGGCGGAACTAACCTAGGAGAAATTGATGACCTTAGATACTTTACTAATAAGTTGGTACGCGGATTACGTATCCCAAGTTCGTACTTACCAACTGGAGCTGATGACGCATCAAGTCAATATAATGATGGACGTGTCGGAACTGCTTACATACAAGAACTTCGTTTTAACACCTATTGTGAACGTCTGCAAGGTTTAATTGCAGAAGAGTTTGATCAAGAGTTTAAGCGTTATATGCTCGACAAAGGTGTAAACATTGATACTTCTATGTTTAGTTTAAAGTTTCAACCACCACAAAACTTTGCAAGTTACAGACAAAGTGAAATTGATAATGCAAGGGTTCCTACATATACACAGATGGCTGCACTACCGTATGTCTCTAACAGATTTGCGCTAAAAAGATTCTTAGGCATGACTGATGAAGAGATTGCAGAAAACGAACGTCTATGGCGTGAAGAAAATGAAGAAGACCTAGAACCGATGACAGATGACGCAGCAGCAGAACTGCGAGGTGCTGGAATTAGTAGTTCTGGAATAAGTAGCGACTTAGACGGAATAGAAGATACAGCTGATGACGAAAATGATCCAATCCAAGGTTCCGAAGGCGAAGGACCAGAAACAACTACCGGACAAGATTTAGCGGGAAGACCAACCTCTAGCACAGACCAAACGATATAAATACTAACATGATACTAAGAGAATTATATTATTTTGATAAAGAAACAATCGAACCTATTGAAAATGACAGGTACGAGCCAGAAGATGATACCTCTCCGGTAGACTATGATGACACACGTAAAACTAGACTTACTCTGCGTCAGATAAATCGTATTAGAAAAGCAGCTGATTTGCACAAAGAAGAAAAAGTAAAAGATCTTCATTTTGTTAGACAGATGTACGGTGTATCTGCAAATGCAGAGGCAGCTATGTAGTGGCAAAGATAGACAAGAGTCAATATACTAAATCAGAATGGCAAAGAATTAAACAAGCAAGACGCTTGGCTAAAAAAGCGGCTCAACATCAAAAAGAATTTAATCAAACTATTATTCGCAAACCAATTGAACCAAAAGTAAATGGTTCAACTGCATTTGTTATCGGCAATGGCACAAGTCGAGCTCCGGTGCAATTAGAAAAACTAAAACCATTAGGAAAAATATATGGTTGTAATGCATTATATAGAGAATTTAAACCTGACTATCTTATTGCTGTAGACACTAGGATGGTAATTGAAATATCTAAGCAAGGTTGGCAATTAGAAAATCCTGTTTATACAAATCCAAATAGAAGTTATCAAAAGATAGAAGGATTAAATTTATTCAATCCATCTAAAGGTTGGTCAAGTGGACCGACTGCAATGTGGTTAGCAAGTCAACATACGTATGATACAATTTATATTTTAGGATTTGATTATAAAGGTTTAGAAAATGGACGTTGGGTAAACAATATGTATGCAGGTACAATGAATTATAAAAAAACTAGCGACCGTGCAACATTTTATGGAAATTGGCTCAAGCAAACTACAATTACTGTTAACGAATATCCTAAAATTAATTACATTAGAGTGATCGATCGAGACGGATTTATTCCAAAAGAATTGGTAAATATCAAGAACATGAAGCATATATACATTGAAGAATTTATGCAAATACACAATTTAACGTAGTATTTAATGGTGTTACGGGCATCAAATCGTGCCGTTTCGCACCATTTTCGTGCAAATAAAGTAAATAATATTGACAGCCCATACCGTGTAAGCGGTATTTATTTTTTAACAGGAGAAAACAATGGCAGATCGTAGTAAATTTGAAGAAATGCTCGAGCTTCTTGTCAATGAAGACAAAGAAGGCGCAGAAGCATTGTTCCACGAGATTGTAGTAGAAAAATCAAGAGATATTTACGAGTCACTACTAGAGGACGAAGAAGTAGACGAGTCAGATGACGAAGTTGAAGAAGCGTCAGACGAAGAAGTAGATGAGTCAGACGAAGATCTA